TCAACAAACAAGGGATGTTCACGTGGTTCATCAAAGTTCACAACTACAAACTTGCCTTTACGATTGAATTTCATAAAAAGTATATTAAAATCACCACTATCAGCTACATCTAATAATTGGTCAATCCACGTATTGAGTTGTTTAGATTCACCTTGGAATAGTTGGTGAAATGCAAAGTCACCATAAGATTTACATTCACAATTAAATTTAGGAAAGCTTTGACCAGGAATAATATCACCTTTAAATGATCTTATTTGACCTTCATGTAATACTTCTTTGCGTTTGGTATTTGCACCACCGATATATGCACCGCTGTTTGGTACACGAACAAATGGTTCACCATAAAGTTCACTTAAGTGTTTAGCAACTTCACGTTCCCAACTGTTGCCTTTGGATTTACTTTTACTTGTCATAAAAAATATTCTTGCGATACCCACTGTTTTTGAAAATTATTTTTATTGTTTTGCACAGTGCAAGAATTTACACATGCAGAAAAAGGTGTTGGTGTGTCCCAACTACTTATAAGTTTATCAAAGAAACTTACAGGAATTTTAGTATGACTTACGAAACAACATGGTTGCAATAGTCCCATATGATTCATAAACAATGAGTTATCAATCAATGCTTGACATTCAATCGTGCCACTGTTATGAAAATCTGGTGTATAATTATCTGGCGGTTCTAACCCATCAATTGGTCTTGTGCTATGTCTGCGACTTGCTTTTGTTCTAAAAGCAACAAAACCCATATCTTTTGCTAATTGTCTTGCGGCATCTACTTGATGTTGATTATGTTTAAAAATTAACATATCCCAATGTGCACGACCGCCACTGCTAATAAAAGCAGTAACATTTTCCATTATTTTTTTCCATACAGTTTTACGTCTATAAATGTGATTGGTATCTTCTAGACCGTCTATTGAAAATACACAATAATCTCGCTCACGATTTAGGCGTTTAGCTAATTCATGCCAAAATTTTGTATTACGTAATCCACCATTAGTATTCATACCTAATTCAATTTTTGGATTTATTTCACGAAACCAATCATATATTTGAATCATTTCTGTATTTGCTGCTGGATCACCATAGCTACCACATGCAAACATTTTATTTAAATTTGCAACAAATTGCACACTTAATTTTTCTTTTATGGTATCTAATGTTAGATTTGTTTCAGTTAAATGACCAGCCAGTGTAACACCATCAGTAGCAAACCGACTACATTGTGGACAAGCAGCATTACAAATACTACTTGGTTCCAAATGTAAAATTTTTGTATTTGCTATATCAAACATCATACTGTAGTTATGTCGCTACCATAGCTAGTGAAACCATTTTCTTTGGTTACAGTTAGAATATTGTTAACACGACCACTTAATTCTTCACGATGTGATACTAAGAAAATAGATTTGCCACGTTCACGTGTCATGCGTTTAAGGATAGCCAGTGAGTTTTCTACCCCACTGGCATCCATACCACTATCAATCAGTTCGTCAATAAACAGGAGATTAATGTGTTGATAGAGGTTTTCCCAAACATCACGGAAAGCCCAACTTAAACTTAAAATAAGACGATTACGTTCACCACGTGAAAGATTATCAAAGTCTAAATCACGACCAAGTTCGGTAATTTCTACGCTCAAATCATTAATAAACTTAACTTCATGTGGTAATCCAATAGCACTTAAGTAAGCACCAAGACGACTATTAAGATAGTTTAAATTCTGGTCAATAATCTTTTTACGCACAAAACTATCTTTACTTGTTAACATCTTAAGTAAAAATTCTTGATGTTCTTGCATTTGACTTAAAGTATTAATTTTATCCCAACTGATTTCTACAAGTGCAGTGGATTCCATTTCAATAATCTGTTCATTGTATGGATCAACTTCAAGTGTTTTTTGTTCTAATGTTTGTGCAAGTGTATCAACAGTATTGCGATGTTCTAGTGCTTGCTCCAAACTATCATAAATTACAGTAGGTGCATTACCAATATCTGCAAACTGGTCAATTACATTCTGATGTTCCCAACGTTGTGACTCATTTGCTAATAGTTGTGCTACACTTTCACCAAGCAATTTCTTTTTAGTTTCAAACAGCTTTTCTTGATTCTCATCATGTAGTTCACCACCACAAGCATAACAGCGATGATTGCGTAGTTTTTCTATTTCTTCAGTGAGTTTATCACGTGTGCGTTCTTCTTTTGCATTTGCAGCATCAATACTTGCAATCCAACGTTTAGCTTGGTCACGACGTTTTACACTTTCATGATACAATGCAAGTGCACGATGATTAGCAATTTCTTCATCAATATCAATAGCAACTAAGTCACGAAGATGTTTTTCTAACGTGAGCATATCTTCTTCATGTTTAGTATGCCAAAGACGTTGACGTTTTTTTAAATTTTCAATTTGTTCTGCAATTCGTAAATTGGCATCTTGCTGTGCTTTAATACGTATCTTTTCTTCTGTGATAGCATCTTTGGTTGACTTAATCTGACCTTTAAGTTGTTCAGCCTTTTCACTTAATATAGTAACACCAAGTAATTGCTCAATAATTTGACGCTGATCATTGGCTCGCATAGCCAAGAATGGTTCTGTATATGTATTAAGTGCTACAACATGTTTAAACATGTCATGTGTCATACCAAGTAATCTTTCAATGTCAGCCTGTGTTTCACGGCTATCGCCTTGGCTATCGTCAGTGTAACCTTCTTGTTCACTGCCATCAATATACAATTTGGTAAACGCAGGTTTGCGACCACGTTCAATACGATATTCACGCCCACCAACTTCAAAGTCAACCGTAACTACCATGTTCTTGGCATTGGTTTTGTTTATAAGATTGTCTTTTTTAATATTAGTAAGGGCTTGACCGTAGAGACCATAACTTAATGCGTTGATGATTGTTGTTTTACCTGTGCCATTTCTAGCACCTGTGTCATCACCCCCTAAATCTAAGTTTTCTCCCAACACAAGAGTCAGGTCACTACGGTCAAAGTGTACAGCTTGGGTAGCATTACCCACGCTCATAAAGTTTTTAGCGGTAAGACTTTTTAATTTCAACATATGGTTACCATATCACAATTATAAACTTGTGTAAATTTCCATTAATAATTTTGTATCATAATGTTGTGTGTCAAGTGTTTTAATTTGATTCAATACAATTTGATCCACACTTTCAAACTTAACATCACCCAATGTGTCTTCACGCAACACTTCACCACGTTGCTGAATTAAACTTAATTCACGAACATTGAATGTTTGCATCATTTCTTCTTTAATAAATGTTGCTTCTTCATATGAAATATTAATATCAATGTTTACACGTGCATAAGTTTTGTCATTTAAATGTTTATCAGCTTCATCAATAAGCTGTGATAATGTAAGGATTCTATAACGTGGTGCGTCAGCCCAATTATGATAAACTGGTTCTTCGCCCCAAGTTAAAATCATCGCACCACGAGCATCGTCCCAAGCATCAGCATAATTATGAGGAAAGGCATTGCCAATATAATGTATGTTGCCTTTTCGCTGTCGTTTGTGAAAATGACCTGTAAAAACCGTTCCAACATTTCCAAACTCCTCACCTTTTAATCCACCATGATCTGGCATTTCAACCATTGCATTCATCAAAAACTGTGGCAATTCAAAATGACCCATCACATAACGTGATTTAATCTTATTCATATTCTTATGTTCTTCACCAATTAACCATGGCACAAATGTAACATCACCTTCGGTGTGTTGGTCCATGATTAATTCAATGTTTTTAAACTTTTCAATATAACGTATACTTGTTACGGTTCTACGATCTTTATGATACAAATCATGGTTACCAGGAATAAACAACACACGAGTGCCAAGGGTATTAAGACGTTCCAGAATCCGTAAACTATGGTCCATAGTATTAATATTGAGACTGTTGCGAGTATCATGGAAGTCACCTAAGAATAATACTGTATCACACGCTTGTGTCTTTACAAGATTCAAAAACCAATCTATATAACGGTCACAATCATTTAAGAACAATTGACTATTTTGTTTATAGCCAAGATGAAGGTCAGTAAAAACCGCAGCACGTTTGAATAGATTAGACATAGAATCAATATAAATTTATTATACTACTTTGTCAATATTAATCATTAAATCCAAAATCACCACCGCCACTGCCTCTTATGGAGTTGTCTGTTTGACGGGTATAACTTGGATTAAGTCCGTTTGCTTCGAGGATGTCATCACGGAGATGCTGATTTCTTTTTTCAACATTAAGAACTCTAGTAAAACTATTGGTAATAGTAGCAGTATAATAAGCAAAAGGATTATTAGATTTACTTTCATCAAATTGTAATCCTACTTGTGATAGCTGTAACAGTGCTTGGCTACGCATTTCATCATTGTATGTATAACCACGCCAGTTACCTTTACTACCATAACGTTCACATAGTTTAATAAACATACGTGCAAGGTTATTTGTTATCTTACCATGGTCACGATTAAACCAACCATTCTCTAAACCACCTTCCCAATGTGACTTCGCACAGCAAATAAGTTCATCAGTTTCATTATAACGATAATGTTGAAACGGTGGAAAGTTTACTTTCACATGATGGTCAGCAGTTGTTTTTAAACTTTTCTTGCGACCAGGCGCAAGTGGAATATGATCCCATGTAGTAATTCTAAAAACTAATTCGGTTTTTGGAATTGTATGCCAATCAACCGCATGTTGGTCAAGTTTTGTTTTCTTACCATCTATGTTAGCAGCTTCCCATGCTTGCTTTGCCATACGATCTGCACGTGCACGTTTAGCTTCTGCAACTGTTTTTTGGTTAATTTTTGTAATACTTGGAAGAATCAAATCATAAACTTGATCTTCTGGTGTTAGAAATGTGCAAAACGTATTTTTACTACGTGCAATTTCTTTAAGTAATTCTTTATTTGTTAGATATGGAGTTCTTTTTGTTGGTGTTTTTGTTACTGACATGATTAGTATTATATATGGTTATTTTAATAAAATAAATATTTTTGTTGAGACTTTTTTCATATGGCATCATTATTTAATTTCGCACCACAAAACTACTACACAAGAACACCAGGATACAATCAGAATCCACCTTCATTCTATAATCCTGGTGAATTACAACCCAGTGGTTATGGTAGACAACCTGACATTGCAGGTTATCTTGGATATGGTGCTGCTGTTGGTGCGCTAACTGTTGGCACACAAGGTTATAGATTGCCACAACAGAACTTTTATAATTATGGTGTTAATAACAGAGGATTGTTTGGTGCACAAACAATTAAAACAAACTTAAAAGATGTTGCGATCAATGCTGCTCTGACAGGTTTAGTTTATGGATTAACTGGTGGACCATCTACAGATCCAACCAATGGTCGACTAAGTGGAACAGGTGTGCAACAAGGCGCAACACCAAGACAATTATTACCTGCACAAACACCAAGAACTAATCCTGATGATGGCAAAGAAGATCGTGTTGTGATTTATGACCAAACAGGAAGATTTGTTGGTCAAAGTGATATTTTAAAGCCACTGAGGAATACAGGTGGTGTATTGTTCCCATATACTCCAACTATACAAGTTGGGCACAAAGCAAGTTATGAAATGATGCATCTTGTTCACACAAACTTTCCTACACCTGCTTATCAACATAGTGCAGTTGAAAGTATTAGTATACAAGCATTGTTTACAGCAAACTATCGTGCAGAAGCAGAATATATTATTGCTATGATGCATTTCTTTAGAACAGCAACTAAAATGTTTTATGGACAAGATCAATTAGCTGGCACACCACCACCAATACTATTTCTTGATGGTTATGGTCCATGGACATTTGATCATATTCCAGTTGTTGTTACAAGTTTTGATTATACGCTGCCTGCTGATGTTGATTATATCAGTTGCACTGTAATGGGTGAACGCCAAAAGGTTCCAACTACACTTAATATAAGTTTAAATCTAACACCAACATACAGCCGTAATAAAGTCAGCAATGAGTTTGGGTTAGAAAACTATAGTAAAGGTTCACTTAAAACCTCTGGTCGTGGACAACGTAGCGGAGGATTTATTTAATGGCTACAACACCACAATATCCACCAGCAAGTTCTTATTATGGCACACCAAGTTTTGATAACAATCAATTTCTTGATTTGTTAAATTATCGTGGTATACCAAAGCTAACCGATGATGTATTATTCACCATACCACCACAATATGAATATCGTCCAGACCTATTAGCATTTGACTTATATGGTGATTCAACATTATGGTGGGTATTTGCTGTGCGTAATCCTAATACATTAGTTGACCCATTATGGAACTTTGCTGCTAATACAGTAATATATTTGCCAAAGAAAGCTACACTACAATCTGCATTGGGTATCTAAATGGCATCATCATTAACCAAAGACCAACAATTAAGTGCTGCAAATGCCCAATATAAGAATTGGCTAAATCAACAGATTGCTGCTAATGGTGGATATTATCCAACCATTGACCAAATTAATTCATACAAAGCTGGTATATTAAACACAGGATTATATCCTAATTTAGATATGGGTGTAGCACCGCCACCATCAGGCAGTGATGTTAATATCGCACCATCACAGTTTTTTATTGTTGGGCAAGGTGGTGATTTACAAGAAGACCGTGGTAGTGGTTTTACAGGACAAGCTATCTTTAGTGCTGGTATAAGTGATAGCACTACATTAAATCAATTTACCGCAGCACAAGATGCATATCAACTTGGATTAGAACAAGTTTATCGCACACAAGGTACAGAATTAGCAAGTCAAGCACAAGCAGCACAGGGTGCATTAGCTGCCGCACAAGCACGTGTTAAAGCATTAGAAGCACAATTAGCCGCAGATAGCGTAGTTGACCCTACACCTTCAAGTAGTTTAGCAGCACAAGCTGCAAGTAGTGCTACTAATCAACGTCTTGGTCAAGAAATATCACCGCAACGTGAAACACAGTTAGATGCAATTAATCAACAATATAATGATTATCGTAGCAGTGGCACAGTAATACAAAATACTGCAAATAATGGCAATCCTGATAGACAAGCACAGTTAGATGCTATTAATGAAACTTATACTGCTGGTAGTAGTAACAGTGGAACTGATGTAACTACACAATTACAACAAATACAACAAGCACAGAAAACACAACCTACTGACGCAGTAGCGGTTAGCAATACCCAAACAGTAAATGCAGCTACACGTGGTGTAAGTGAAGATAGTCCACAGAATGGTGCTGTTACTGCTGATACAGATACACGTGTATACACTGACCAACAAAAAAATGGTATGATGGGTCGTGGACTACCTAATACTGCTGATACAAATACAAATGCCACTACCAATGGTAGTAATAGTGTAAGCATACTTAAAAGTGGTAAAGCATATGGTGAAGGTATAACTGGTGGAACTACAAGCAGTTCAACAACGACTTCTGGAAATGCAAGCAGACCTAATAAGCTGCACAACTATGCAAACTATACCTATAGACTAAGTTTATATGCAATACCACGTGATACGGTAAACAGTATATTTGCAAGCAGCACAACACCAACTAATCAACAGATATTAAACAATAGTGTTTGGATTTGTAGTGATAGTGGTCAAGGTGGTAATCAACGTGATGGTAACTTTCCAGTTGATTTAACAATTGATAATCTTGAATTAGAAACAATAGTAAATGCAAATAATGGTAGAACTCGTGCAACTGATGTTATAAGACTTAAGTTTGATATCATTGAACCATATACAGTAAATTTTCTTGGCAGACTTATGAAACTCAGCGCCAATGTAAATCCAAACGGTAATTGGTCAACAATGTTCTTTGTTATGAAGATTGAATTTATGGGATATACAGATAGTGGTCAACCTGTAGTTCCAAGTAATAGTGGTGATACAATTCCTAACACTACAAAATTCATACCATTTACAATGATTAGCATGAAGTTTAATGTAACGTCAAGTGGTGGCAAATATCATATTGATGCTATTCCAGTTAATGCACTTGCGCTCACTGCACTTGATAATCAAATACCATTTCACGTTGAAGTTAGTGGACAAACTGTAAATGATTTGTTTAATGAAGGTTTACAAAGCACAACTAAATCTACTTCAACTGGTGGACAAGCCAGAGAACAAAATAATGTAACAACATCAAATACGGTTAATGGTAATAATACTACTGTTACCAAAGGACTTGCCATAGCACTTAATAAAAATGAAGAACAAAAGGTAAGTCAAAATACACAAGGCAAACCAAACACATATGCCTTTGACTTTCAAGACAGTTTACCAAGTGCAAAAGTAGTTGATCCAGAAAAATATTTCAAGATACAAGGTGTGCCTGGCGTAAAAGGTAAAAGTCAAGATGAAATTGAAAAAGGCAAAGTAGGTTCACTTGTAGCTGATATAGATAAGGGCGTATTTCGTGCAAATCCTGGCACACGTATAACTGATTTTATAAGCAGCGTATTAAGTGTAAGTGATTACATGACAAATCAATATAAAGAAAACGGAGCTAACAGCAGTGAACCATTAAAAACATGGAAGATTACTCCTGTTGTTAAGTTTAATGATATTGATCCTAAAACAAATTTCTATGCACGTGATATAACTTATGTTGTTCGTGAGTTTTTAACTTATGGTCAGGACGCACCAAACTTTGGTCAAGCACGTGTAGAAAATAATCGTATTGTAAAAACTTACAAATACATTTACAGTGGTAACAATCAAGATGTATTAGATGCGCAAATAGATTTTCAAATGGCGTTCTTTGAATTAAAGAATGGTGTGCCAATGAATTATGTTGATCGTGATGGATTAACACCAGGTGCACCACAACCACAAACAAATAGTCAATCACCATCTACTATTCAACGATTTTTTATGCCACGATACCAATATACAAATGGTCTTGCTAATCGCCAAAACACTGGTCCAACAACTATTGACTTAAAGAGTATTGCTGTTCAAGAACTTATGGAAAAACTTTTTGATAATCGTGGTGATATGATTACATTAGATATTACTATTATTGGCGATCCAGATTGGATCAGTCAAGATTATCCGCTTATGCACCCAAGTGTTGTTGGTAATGATGCTTATTTGCAAAACGGTAGTATTAATTACAGTAACACTGTTTATTTTAATTTTTATTTTGCTACACCTAATACTGATTACAATGATGTTACTGGTATATTTGATGATAAAAATAACTACAGTGAATTCAGTGGTATCTACCAAGTTGTAAGTGTTAAAAGCAATTTTAGTAATGGAAAGTTTACACAGAAACTTACAAACTTCCGTGTACGTAACCAAGAAGAAGTTCAATCATCAGCAATTAGAAAAGATAGTGTAAATCCAAATAGTCCTACTGCAAGTAATAATGCTGGCAATGTACCATTAGAACGTGCTACTAATACTATTACAATACCTGCTGATCCAAGATTAAATCTTGCGGCTGGTACAAATGCACCACAAAATAACAATCAACCAACTTATAACATAACTGATCCACGTGTAGGGATAGCACCTCCATCAAATACTTGGATAGAAGATGCACTACCTGAAGGTAGTGGATATAAAATACCAACCGATATATATTAACGGAGTAATTAATGGCAGATACTTGGTTTACACAACAGGAAACAAGTAAAACAGCACCCAACACAGTTGCTGAACGCAGTGCTGGCAATCGCATTAATCCTGGTCCTTATATCGGTATTGTAAAAAATGTTGTTGATTCTCTTTACAGTGGCAGATTACAAGTTTATATTCCAGAATTAGGTGGCGATGAAAGTGATCCTACCAGTTATAAGAGTATGATGTATGCTACACCATTTTATGGTCGCACGAATATTCAAGACGGTAGCAGTTATGCAGGTAGTCCACATAGTTATGGTATGTGGTTTGTTCCACCTGATGTTGATAATAAAGTTCTTTGTATATTTGCAAATGGTGATCCTGCTAAAGGTTATTGGTTTGCATGTATTCCTGATTGGCCATCATTACATATGTTGCCTGGTTTAGGTGCGCCTGTTGATAAAAGTAATCCTGCACCTGTTGTTGATTATTTTGATAATAAAGATAATCCAAGCAATCTTTCTAATGTAAGACAATTACAAAAATATGTGCACGAAGACCAACAAGCAATCTGGGAAAAACAAGGACTATTACAAGACCCAGATCGTGGACCAGGTCGCAGTAGCGCACAACGTGAAACACCAAGTGCAGTATTTGGTATTTCAACGCCAGGTC